GTACTCCACATAGTTAAAACTTTTATATACACCCTCATAAAAGATGTAACTACTGCCTAGGCAACTAATAAATATGAAGAACCTATGAACACACCAACCACAAAACACGACACAAAAAGTCGTGTAAAAATAAACCCATGCACAACGTACTTTGACAACCGAATAACTTGCTTTTTGTTGGTTGATCACTACAAGTGCCCGACATTTAGCCAACAAACAGAAGGAGAATCAATGAGATACAACATCAAGTTCACCTACGAATACGAGTTAGATTCTGCCGGTTTTCACGTCAACAGAATCGAGACTCGAACGTACGAGAAACTTAACGAAGTTCAGTTCAAGGACACGCTGATGCTGCTTCTCAAAGAGACAACCTCAGTTCTCGAAATCGAGGTCCAGTCAATATGAACACCTACAAAGTGATTCAAACCTCACTCGTGAGCAAGACAAATGATGTCACTTTCGGTTTGGTACATGACGTTAGCCAGACAACCAGAGAACAGGTATTCCCCGACTTCAAGGGAGCAAGCGAGTTCTTCTTCCTCTGTATGAAGCAGGTTAAGGACAACGTACTGCCCGGGTATACGATGCAACTAACCGTCTGTCTGTACGAATATCGTGACTCAGGTAGCGTTGAGATAGACCAGTTCGTGTATAACGGAAACAGAGAGGGGGTGAGTCCAGATGGAGATTCAGATTGATTGCACCTTCTATCTGGTGACGTTCGCGCTCGTGGTCCTCGACTTCGTTACGGGAACCGCAGCGGCGTTCTGTACCAACAGCTACAACAGCTCGAAGATGCGAGAGGGCTTGATGCACAAGTTCTCGTACCTTCTCGTAATCGTGTTCGCGCAGCTTGCCGACTGGTTGCTCGTTCATGTCGGAATCGAGCAGGAACTCGGAGACTGGATTGTGACGCTCGTGCTCGTGTGGGTGTGCTTCACCGAGGTCTTCTCGTTCATCGAGAACGTGGTCCGCATTAATCCCGAGCTTGCCAAGGCATCGTTCTTCCGCTACTTCACTTCTAACGAGTCAATCAAGAACTTCTTGGACGGTGAGTGATGCTGGACGCAACTGACGTGATAATCGTGATTCTCGTACTGGTATCCATGCTCGGCATCGCGCAGTGGTATCACTACAAGAACAAGTGCGACCAAATGGAACGGCAGCTCAGAAGAATCAGAAGGGAGCGCATGCGCAATGCTTAATGGCGTTGACATCTCGCACTATCAGCGGGGGCTAGACCTAGCGGCACTCAATCATGACTTCGCAATCATGAAGGCAACCGAGGGCACGTCTATGGTTGACGAGTGCTGCGACAAGTGGGTGCAGGTCGAACGGTCCAACGGCAAGCTGTGGGGCTTCTACCACGTACTGACCACCGCTACGGGAATCGCCCAAGGTGAGTTCATGCTCGACATGTGCGAGAACTACTTCGGCGAGGGAATCCCAATCATCGACGTGGAGGGAACCGGCAGCTACTACCCGAACGACCCCGGACGCGTCTACGACATGGCGAACTACCTCATCGGCAAGACCGGGGTCAATCCCATCATCTACATGAATCGAAACTGCATGCAGACGGCTGACTGGTCTCGCGTGGCGGACCTTGGCTGCGACCTCTGGATTGCCAGATATCCGTACAGCAAGGTGAACGGCTACACCTTTGACACCGGGAATATCGGGGATGTCAAATATTGGCCCTATTACGCCATGTGGCAGTACACCTCCAACGGCTGGCTCGCTTCGAACAACCTGAATATCGGAATCGACCTCGACGTGTTCTTTGGCACCGAGGACGCATGGCGTGCGTACGCCGCTGGAAGCTCCATTCCTGAGACCGACACGAGCGAGATGCTTTCTGCCGTTGACTCGGCGCTCAAATCTCTGAGCGACGCCACAGAGAAGGTGCAGCAAATCAAGGATGCAATCGATTAGAGGGGAGGAACGAGACATGGGGAGAATCAGGCGCAAAATCACCTACACCATTGCGAGCTACGCCTACCTCGACGATGACGGCGATCCCATCAAGTCGGCCGAGCCAATCGTAGGTCGCGTGCGCAGCCAGAGGACGGCCGAGCGCATCATCGAGCGCAAGGTCGGCAGGCCCGTAATCATCACCAACGTCAGCACCGTCACCGAGGTTCGAGAGATGACCGCTGAGGACTTCATCACCCACTCGCAGCTCGTTGACACGTTCGAGGACTAGAAAGCAATCCATATAAGAAGGGAAACCAACATGTCCGAGGAAATCTACAAGGTCGATTCCAGCAACGCCGAGCTTGTCTCCGCCGCCGCACTTGAGAACGTCGGCATCCCCGGCTTCTTCATCACGCTCGACACCGAGACCATGGACGGCAAGATTGCCTACACCAACGCCTGCAACGACGCCGAGTCCCTTGCGGACCACGAGGGCGAGGTCATTCACATGACCGACGCCTTCATCGTCCCCGGCTATCGCCGGGACCGCAACGGCGGTCCGGCCCGCCCCTGCGCCAACACCTACGTGATTGACGAGAACGGCGTGGCCTACTTCTCGCAGAGTGACGGCATCGCCCGCTCGCTCTCCCAGATTCACGGCATCTGCCCCGACCTCGACGGCGGCAACGGTTATCTGCCCATCGCCGTCAAGTCGAAGAAGCTCACCAACGGCAACACCATCAAGTCAATCGTAATCATCAAGGAGTAAAATCCCAACCTTAACGGCTATAACCAGCATGCGGGGTCGCGCAAGCGGCCCCGCTCTTTCGTAGTCGGAGGTGACGCGCATGCCACGCGCACGCAAGGCGTCCGATGACGCCTACAACACTCGAAGAAGGGCAAAGCGACTGATTGCCCGCATGAACCGGCAGGGAAACCTCACGAAGAGCGACCAAGCGTACATGGCCCGCCTACAGGAGCTTGTCAACAACTCGTACGCGAGGGGCCGCTCGGGCGAGACGGCAGCCGAGGCCGCGTCACGCGCGGAGTCCGCAATCAGGACGCTCGGCGGGGTTCTTCCGCGCGGCAGGCAAAGCACGCGCGCGTCACGCGAGCAGGCGCGCCGAGACGCCGTTCTCAGGCGCGAGATAAACATGGGGTCGGCGAACCTCCCCACCACGAGGTTCGGGCGAGCCGGTCGCACCATGGCGTCGATATTCTTCCGCGCGACGCAGCGCATGTGGGAGAACGACTCCGGGGACCGATACGAGGCCGTCCTGAACTGGTTCAGGCAGTACGGCGAGACCGTGGGATACACGGGAGACGTAAACCTAGAGGGCGTGTTCGACTTCGTGATATCGAACAACTCAGAGGCGCTGGTGCAGTTCTGGAACGACCTCAGAAACCGGGGAGGCGAGGAGGGCGGCCCCGTGCGCTCGACGCAGGACCCGTCGTTCTTTGACGAGCCGGAGGAGCTGGTGCCCTATGACGTTAACGCGATAGCCATGGTTGAGGTCATGCGCTAATGGCCCGCAGGAGACGCGGGCCAGAGTATCGCGTCGCGGCATCGTTCGACACGGAGACCTCGAACGTGATGATTGACGGTGAGTGGCACGCGTTTCCCGTCCTCTATCAGTTCGGCGACCTTCGAGACGTTGACATAGGCTCGTACGAGCTTGGGATGGAGACGCCGAGATTCTTCCGAACAGAGAAGAGGGCGCTTGCCTTCATAGAGACGCTTGTGGGCTGGGGCATGGACGAGGGCTGCATACCCGTGGTGTGCGGCTACAACCTCATGTTCGACCTACAGTCGCTCATATACGAGCTGCGGCAGGAGTACGAGATGGAGGTCTGCGCGCAGTCGGCAACGCACGTCTACACGCTCGACCTCATGTTGGAGGGGCGAAAGGTGCTCCGCTTCTGGGACACCTTCTATCTGGAGATGGGAGGTCTCGCCGCGATGGGCGAGACCTGCGGCCTGCCAAAGCTCGCCGGGGACTGGGACTATGACCTCGTGAGGACGCCAGACACGCCCCTCACCGACGAGGAGCTGGGATACGCCCTGCGCGACGTGCAGGTGATACCCGCATACCTTCGATACGTGCTCGACGCGAACGCATGGGCCAAGCCCGACATGCTCGGAAACAAGATACTCACCAAGACCTCGATAGTGCGCCAGATGGGGCAGCGCGAGATTGCCAAGATAAAGTTCGAGAAGGCGAACGGAAAGAGGCTCACCGTGGGCTGGGCCTTCATGAAGACCTGCAAGCAGGAGCTACCCGCCAACTGGGAGGCCTACGGCATACGGCGCGCCTGCTTTCGAGGCGGCCTCACGTTCACCGCAGGAAAGCTCGCCATGAGGCCTCACCCGAACGTGTGGTCCTTTGACGTTACCTCGATGCACCACGCGTTCATCAACGGGAGGAAGACGCCGGTTCGCTTTCGTGAGTTCGCCCCTCAGATTCTCGACGGGATATTGGGCAACATAAGAAAATTAACAATAGAGAAGGTGCTCGAAAGCTATGACCGCCCGTTCGACTACGCGTTCGACGCGTGCGTTCACATCGAGGGAATCAGGCTCAGGCGGGGCACGCCCTTCGAGCGATGGGGCATCGCATGTCTCGCCGAGTCAAAGTTCAGGCGCAGCGCCAACGGGTTCGCCACCATGAACCAGCGGGGGATTCGGGCCGAGGAGTATCTGAAAGCAAACGGCTTCTGCGACATTGCCGACAACGCGACGTTCGCGTTCTCGAAGCTGGTCTCGGCTGACGCCGTGAACGTGTTCCTCAACGAACACGAGTGGTGGTGCGTCTGTCAGGTCTACGAGTTCGACTCATACGAGGCGCTGTTCGGCGAGGCGACCATGAACTTCCGCACTCCGCCCGACTACATAACGCTTCAAAGCAACATCCTGTTCGCGCGAAAGAACGACGCCAAGGTGATAAACAACTCATACGAGGAGGGCGTGCCCTATGACCGCGATATTCCTGCCTCCATACCGTCTGGAATAGCAGACGAGCTGCGCGCAGGCACTATGTCCGCCAAGTTCTTCGAGTCATGGTATTCGAGCACCGTCAAGGGCAGCTTCAACTCGATATACGGCACTCAGGCGCAGGACATCTATAAGCCAGACATGGTGGTTGACCCTGACGCCGAGATTGACACCGACGATTCCACCATCGTGCGCCCCGAGAACTGGGAGGAGCACCAGCCGGGGCAGTGCAAGGTGCTCTACACCTACGGCTCGCGCATCGTGGCAGGGTCGCGCATGCATCTCGTGATAGCAATGGAGCTGATAGCGAGGGACGTGCCGGACGCTCGCGTTCTCGGCGGTGACACCGACTCGTTGAAGATATCGACCAAGACCTCGACCGACGAAGACCTGCTCCGCGCGCTCGAACCGCTCCACGTGGCCGTTCGCTCGGCCATAGACCGGACGCAGGAGCGCGTTAGAAGGCTCTACCCCGACCTCGCGTCAGACCTCGCTCACATCGGCGAGTTCGACTGCGAGGGGCTGAGCGAGCTCCACGTGGAGCTATGGAACAAGTGCCGAGTATATCAGAAGCACGGGATATATCATGTGACCTGCGCTGGCCTGTCGCGCCCGCGCGGCGCGTACACGATAGAGGACTTCCTGAACGACTACGCAGGTGATGACTTCTCGCGCGTGCTCGACGCGATGGGCTACAACGTCTATATACCGCACGAGATATGTCACAGCCTACAGCGCACTAGCCCGCGGCCCTCAGACGTGGTGGACGATGAAATAACCGATTATCTCGGAGAGACGCATCACGTCCACGCCCACGAGGCCGTGTGCCTCTACCCGCAGGGGCGCTGGATCGGGGAGTCCTCCGCAGGCGTCAACTCGGAGAACCTGAGATACATGAGACGGAGCGGAACGCAGCCGGACACCTGCGCCCGCAGGCTGTCGCTCGACGGCTCGCCGCACGTGGAGAGGATTGGAGGTGACTTTTGATGGCAGACTTCACGACGCACTACGACTGGCCCCGCACGCGCACCTACGACGCGGACACGACCATGGTCATAAGCTCGCGCGGGCCGGGAAAGACCTATGGCCTCCGCTACACCTTCGTATCGGACTACCTGAAACGCGGAATCCGCTTTGCAGAGGTGACGAGGCGCGCGAACGAGCTTACCGACCTCTCGTTCGGATACTTCGACAAGATGTCGGAGAACGACGAGTTCCCCAACCACGTGTTCAAGTCAACGAGCACCAAGGCGTTCATAGCGGAGCGGCCCGCCGAGGGCGAGAAGCCCGAGTGGCAGCTCATAGGCTACTTCGTGTCGCTCTCGCAGATGCAGCTGTGCAAGAAGCGCACGTTCGTCAACGTGCGCAACATCCTCATGGACGAGGCAGTTCTCGACGCGCGCGACCGGAATCATGACTATATGAACAACGAGTGGGGGCTGCTCACGCAGATGGTTGACTCGCTCACGCGCGAGCACGCGGGGGACGCTGACAAGCTCGGAAAGCCTCACGTGTACCTGCTCGGCAACAAGTGCGACCTGCTCAACCCCTACTTCGCCATATGCGGCCTCACCGACGAGCCACCATATGGGTACACGTGGTACCGCAACAAGACGTTCCTGATTCACAACGTCGAACCCGGAGAGTACGAGGACCGGAAGATGGCCGAGACCGTGACCGGGCGCATGGCGGTCGGAACCGACGAGGAGCAGGTGCTCAGGGGCGAGGGATTCACCGGCAGCAACCCGGACTTCGTGCATCGCAAGCCGAGGACCGCCAAGTACCAGTTCGGCATCGTGTTCCACGGGGACCGGTTCGGCGTCTGGTATGACGAGCGGCAGGCGTACTTCTACGTTGACTCGAAGATACCGAACAACGCCGCAAATGTGTACGCCCTCACGACGGAGGACAACAGAATCAACTACATCATGGCGAAGTCCTCCGAGAAGTTCCTGCGGAGCTTCTGCGAGTTCTACGGAATGGGGATGATTCGGTTCTCGACCATCGTTCTGAGAAACAAGTTCAATCGCGTGATGCGCCTCTTCGGCTACCGCTAGTGCTACACTGTAGGCAAGCCCGAAGTACCAAGGCGCCTTGCCTCCGAGTGAGTAGACGTAGGAATACCCGGGATGCCACACGGGGAACCGTGCCCGGGCGTCGGCGAGTGATTAGGCCACCGCTTTCAACCCGGAGACAACACCACGCGTCTTGCGAACCGGGCCTTTTCTCTATGGATTGGAGACAGCAATGCCACTTCCCAAGACAACCCCGCCCACGGATGAAGTCACGTCGGCGAGCGTGGCCCCAACCAAGGATGACACGGCACCGGTCAAGGATGACACGGTCCAAGTCAAGGATGACACGACCCCGGCCAAGGATGACACCCCGCCAGTAGACTACAGGCAGGTAATCAGCGACCTCATTACATCGATGCGCGAGGTTCAGGAAAGCGTGCGCGCCGACCGCGAGCGCATCGAGGAGCTACAGCTGGCGAACGGGCTTGTGATTCGGCAGGGCGCGCCCGACAACGAGCCTACGACGAACCCGCCCGATGACTCGTACATCGACCCCGCGCAGTTCGACCCGAGCAACATGGACTTCAAGATTTGATATAATTGCATGAACCGCAACCCGTAAGAAGGGAGCCGAAATGGCCGTAAACAACAGCACCATCCTGACGAGCGCGTGGCTCAACGGCAGCAACGACTACCAGCAGCGCGTGCCCGACCCCACGCAGGCGAGCGTGGCCGAGCAGATTGAGTTCCTGACCACGCCCATGAACCGCAAGTATTTCAACGAGTTCATGGACAACTTCGTCAACCGCTTCTGTGACGCCTACGTGCGCTCCGACGCGTGGGAGAACCCGCTGCGCAGCTTCGTCAAGGAGTACAAGTACGGTACCACCATTCAGGAGACCTACTTCAAGTGGATAAAGGCACACTCGTTCCAGGATGACGCCGAGACGCTTCTCAAGCTCCACCGACCCGAGGCCGAGACCGCCTACCACACCGTCAACTACGAGGTCACCTATCCCATCTCCACGAACGACTACGAGCTGATGGACGCCGTGACCGACGAGTACGGCCTGAACCGCATCATCTCCGGCATCATGCAGGTGCCCATCAACTCCGACCAGTACGACGCCTATAAGACCATGGTGCAGCTCATCGCCGAGTACGAGGGCCGCTGGGGCTTCTACAAGCACGGCCTCTCCGCCGCGCCGACCGACGAGGCCACGGGCAAGGAGTTCCTGACCGCCGTACGCACCTACGCCGGAACGCTCGCCTTCCCCTCCACGCTCTACAACGCCCAGAGCGTCACCGACATCCCCGTGTTCGCCAAGCCGAACGAGCTGGTTCTCTTCGTCACGCCCGCCACTCAGGCCGCGCTCGACGTGAACACCCTCGCTAGCGTGTTCAACGTGGACCTCGCCGAAATCAAGTACCGCACCATCCTCATTGACGAGTTCCCCGTGGCCAACGCCGTGGCCCTGCTCACCACCGAGGCCTTCTTCCAGTGCGCCAACAAGCTCTACGGCACCTTCTCCTTCTTCAACCCGCAGACGCTCAGCACCAACTACTACCTCCAGCACCGCGCAATCATGAGCGTGTCCCCGTTCGTCCCCGCCGTGCTGTTCACCACCGACGAGGGCACCGAGCCTACCGTGGTGAAGCAGTCCGTCTCCGGCGTCACCATTACCGCCAACCCGACGAGCGCCAAGCCGGGTGACGAGGTGCCGCTCACCGTGAGCCTCACCGGCACCATCGCGCCTGAGACCGAGGGCATCGAGGTCAGGCCCGACGCCTGCGTGTTCGAGGTGACCGCCTCCTCCGCCGCGGCCTCCGGCACCCCGATTCAGCTCAACGCCCGCACCTACGTCGATGATGACTTCGTGCTCCACATCCAGAAGACCGGCCTCACCAAGGGCAACGTGCTCACCATCAAGGGCACCGCGACCTACCAGAACCCGTCCGGCGAGACCACGCCCTACACCAACACCGCCACCGTCACCATCTCCTAGGGTGGCGCACAGCGGAGCTAACCGGGGACTGGCGCGCGAGCGCCGGTCCCCTCTCTCTAAGGAGGTGACACATGGACTTCCCCCACATGGGAGACGCGAGTTTCCCCGACCTCTCGAACATCGACGTGTTCCGCTACCAGAACGAGGTGGACTACGACCGCTTCGGCGCGAGCGGCACCATCAAGGTCTGCAACGTGCCGTGGGACGAGTCCCACAACAACGTGGCGTTCGAGGGCGTGGAGGCGCGCGACGCGTACCTCGACGGCCTCTCAGGCCCCGTGGGAGAGTTGCCCACCGCGTTCCTCGCACAGCCCAAGGCCACCGTGCAGGTTCCCCTGCCCGGAAGCACGTGCCTTCGCTACAACTACTGCGTGATAGACGTTCCGCCGGTGCCGTCCGAGGACGCGCCCCTCATGCACTACGAGGGCGCGCGCAACGTGGAGCGCTTCTGCTACTTCGTGACCGGCGTGGACTTCCGCGCGCCCAACACGACCATGCTCTATCTCTCGCTCGACTCGTGGCAGATGTGGAGCTACGACCTAGACGTGCAGTACGTCGGGCTTTCTCGCGGCCACTACGGGGTGGCAAAGACCGACGTGGAGACGTACCTCGAAAACCCGCGCGACAACAGCGAGCACCTGCTGGCACCCGACTTCGACTATGGCAGCTATCAGGTGACGCGAAACGCGTTCGCCAAGACCTTCGACTCGCAGGTGTGGATGGCGTTCGCCTGCAACTCCGCGCCGAGCATCGACGGGTGGGGTAGCGTCACGAAAAGCACGGCGCTCGTGCCCTACGTATCGACCTATGACGCGTGCGGCGTGCCGTCATACTTCACGTTCGCCATAGACCCCGCCGACTGGGCCAAGTTCGGCCAGAACGCAGACGCCGACGTTCCGCATTTCAAGCAGACCGTCGTGGGCGTCTACTTCGTGGACCGCTCGCTCGTGACCACGCACGACGAGTTCACGTTCTGCGGCGTCACCTGCCACCTGCTCAGCCAGGTGGGTAGCCTCACCGGCACCATCCGAGACCTCTCCAAGGATGACTTCGGCCTACCCGAGCAGGTCTCTGGCTTCGCCAAGCTCTACACCTACCCCTACTCGTATCTTGAGGTCACGGACCACACGGGCAACGCCCGCCAGATTCGCGTGGAGTCCACGGGAGGTGCCATCGGCTGGCAGACCGCGCTCTCGTTCGCCGCGCCCTATGTCACGCAGTCCTGCGTCGTTACCGGCGTGGGAGATGGCACGACCACGCAGAAGTGGAACAACCTGCTCGGTCACTCGTTCGAGGCCACGGGCGAGTGGGCGCACCTGCTCTACACGTGGCACGTGCCGACGTACGCCGTGACGCTCGCATCTTCTGTCCGCGAGACCTACGAGCGGCTGTACCCGCACGATCAGGCCGTCGTTGAGTACACGAAGGACTATGACAACAGCATGGCCGTCGCCAACACCGAGCACTCGAACGAGCGCAACCAGACGGAGTGCATGAGCGCCAACAACGCCGCGACCGTGGCGAACAACTCCGCGAACAACACCGCCAAGATTAACGCGGAGACGCAAATCAACGCCTCTCAGCTCAACAAGCTCACTGCCGACAAGAACGCCGACAACTTCATGGTATACATCGGAAACGAGGCCAATCAGGCCGCTAACACGGCGTCTCAGGCGAACAACGAGGCAATGGGAGCGGCCAACGCGATAGCTGGCACCGCGTCCGGCGTGGGCGGGGTCATAACCGGCGCGCTCACCGGCTCGGCGCTCGGCCCCGTCGGGATGGCGGGAGGGGCGCTCATCGGCGCGGCATCCGCGCTCGCGGGCCTTGGCCAGACCGCCGTCAGCACCGCGAACACGTCCGCGTCGTTGCAGGTCGCGTATACCAACAACGACCAGCTGGCAACCGCCACGCAGACCAACAACAACGCAAAGACGCTGAACGCTCAGACCTACCTACAGGAGTCGCAGGCCAGAAGCAACGACTGCGCCACCGAGGTCACCGACAACAACAACAACCTGCTCAACACCACGACCGCGAACAGCGTCAACATGCTCGACACCAACGCTGACAACAACCTCTCGACTTCGACCGCCAACGCCGGGAGGACGATGAGCGCGGCCCAGTCGGCGATTGACAACGACACCTTCAACATCCGCGTGCAGAACGGCTCGACCTGCGGGGAGTTCGCCTATGGGGAGACCGCCTCTCTCAGGCCGCGCGGAATCTGGCTCAACGTCGTGACCGAGCCGGACGGGGCGCTCCTCGCGGCAGGCTCGCAGTTCGCGCGCTACGGCTACGCCGAGAACGCGTACGTCCCCTTCGAGGGCTGGCAGATGATGGGGCACTTCACCTACTGGCAGTGCTTCGACGTTGTGTTCTCCGGGGCGAGCGACATGAGCGTGAGCACGGAGAACGAGATTCGCTCGCTGCTCGCAAATGGCATAATGATTTGGACGGACCCCAACGACATAGGGAGGGTGAGCATCTATGACAACTGAGGTGAGGTCTGCGGCTCTCGTGACCGACGCGACCGAGCCTGACTCGGTGGAGACGCCCGAGGAGCGAAAGCGCACCATTGACGAGCTGCTGGCGCTCGGAACGTATCAGGGCATGACCGACGAGGAAATCGAGCGCGTCATGACCTACCGCGAGCGAATGGCGGCTCTCGTTGAGCGCAACAGCGGGGTTGCAAAGGCAATCGAGCAGGCGCAGAGGAGCGCGGAGGAGCGCGCCAACGCGCAGTACGAGCAGGCGCAGGCGAACTTCCGGCTCGCCTGCTCCATCAGCCCGACGTTCAGGAAGGTGGTGATTGGAGATGGGCAAGCCTAGCAAGCTGGGGTACGGGAGCTACTGGCAATCATCGCGCATCAACCGGGTTCTCTACACCTGCTTTCTGACGCAGGCCGAGAACGTCGCGCTGTCGCGCTTCAAGTGGCTGGGACTTCCGCCGACGTGCGACGAGCGCTGGCTGGAGCGGTGCCTGCTCTTCGAGGGGCAGGCCACCATCGCGTTCCCCGCGAACATGCCGGGGACGTTCTTCTCCACCAAATGCGCGCAGTCCGGCCCGCTCAACGTCTACGACAACCCGACCAAGTGGCGCTCGGTGGGAAACGACGGGTGGTCATTCGAGGTGAACAACGCGAACGGCGTCATGGTCTACGACAACCTCAACCGCACTCCCATCCTGAACCAGATTGAGGTCATGTGCCGCGAACTAGTTGACTGCTTTCGCACCAAGCAGATTAACCGGATGCAGCAGAGAAGCCCATACCTCATCAAGGGTCCGAGGAACAAGCGGTTCGACCTGACGCAGGTGATAAAGCAGCTCTTCGGCGGCGAGCCTGCGGTGGTCGGCTACCAGAACATGATGGATGACATCACCATCGAGGCGATTGACACGCAGGTGGCGTATCTCGGAGAACAGCTACAAGAGGACTACGAGAACATCTGGAACCAGATATACCTGCTGCTCGGAATCCGAAACCTGCCGTACAAGAGCGAGCGCAGAATCGAGTCCGAGGTGCGCACGCAGAACGAGCCGAGCGACTTCAACAGGCTCGCCTCGCTCATGGCGCGCAGGCATGCGTGCGACCAGCTCAATCGGAGGTTCGGAGAGTATCTGAGCGAGCCGGTACGCGTCGTGTGGAACGCCGACAACGAGTCCGAGAACCACGACCTAGCGACGAACGTGGCCAAGGCGGCGGAGGCGTTCGACATGAAGCTCGACCTCACAGAGGGAGGCGACGATGATGCCGTTTGAGTACGAGAACGAGACCGACTTCCACTCCGTGGGCACCATCCAGCTCGTTGAGTGGGTGGAGTGCGGTCTCGTTGACCCATCGGACGGGACGTGGGAGTTCAACGCGTATACGGGCGATGACGAGAAGATGGCCGACCTCTACGAGGTGACGAACGCGCGCGTGCTCAGGAAGGTCGTGGACCACTACCTCTACTACGAGGTGGCCATGCCGCTCTACAAGGAGTGGAAGCACCAGCTGCTCGCGCGACTGAACGAGGTCATGCCCAAGTACATGTGGGCATACCGCATGCTGGCCGACGGGACGAACCCCCTCACATCCGAGGATGACTACTACAAGGGGCGCACCATCCACTCGGACTACCCCGAGACGCTGCTCTCTGGAAACTCCGACTATGTGAGCGACGGTACTGACACCGAGACGGAGCGCATCCGCATACGCGACCTCTGGGAGAAGCTGGGCAGCTCGCTCGCGCTCGCCAAGGACATCGACCAGATGGTGATAGATGACGTGGCGGATTGCTTCAGCGGCCTCATGACCGTCAACCTCAACGCCTTCTAGCAGCTCAGGGCGGGTATCGCACGCGCGGTGCCCGCCCTCGCATGATATAATCTATGCAACGGATTGGAGGTACCATGGCAACACAGGAAATCGCATCGCCCGCTGCGGTGCGCACGCTCTTCGGCACGCTGGGACCGTTCTCATCGTTCGTGCAGTCCCCTCCGGTAATCCCGAACTTCTACTATGACGTGTACTCTCAGGAGCAGCGCATCAAGGCGATATGCCAGAACTTCGCTCGGCTCGTGGCGTACGTGGAGGAGGGCTTCGCCGGGGTCAAGGACGTGGATGACGAGGTTCAGGCGCAGCTCAACGCCTTCCGCATCTCCATGGAGCAGTCGCTCAACGACCTGCGCGACGAGCTGGTTAAGATTATCGCTGGCGCTACTGGGTCATTCACGACCGTGGACCCCACGGACGGGTATCGCACCAAGGACGCTGGCTCGGTAATCGGCAACGTCTACGACTTCGACCGCGAGCTGTCCATGAGCGCGGCCCGCTTCGACGCGGCCAACATCACGCCCGCGATGTTCGACGCGACCGGCATGAGCGCGCGCCACTTCGACACGGCGGCTGCGGCGTGGCTCTACAACCCCACTACCGCCGAGACCATCTCGGAGGATGACGGGGAGAACGACGGGCTGTCCGTGATGCACGCAATCACTACCGCAATCAGCGGGATGAACGCAAACTAAGGAGGAACAACCATGTCCCACACAGCACAGACCACCTACTACGGCCTGCCCATCTACGAGGACAAAGCCGGAAACCAGCCCACGTACCTCGGCGACTGGAACGAGGCCATGCGAACGCTCGACAGCTCGCTCAACGCCGTCGCAGGCCAGTCTTCGGGCGTGGTGACCACCGCGAATCAGGCCCTCTCCACCGCGCAGCAGGCGCAGCAGACGGCCAACGCGGCAAACACCGTGGCCAACTCGGCGCAGCAGACGGCTAGCGGCCTCAGTAAGAAGGTGCAGGCCGCGCAGCAGACCGCCGAGCAGGCCAACTCCGCCGCCGGAACGGCGCAGTCCACGGCGGAGTCAGCCAACAGCACGGCGCAGCAGGCGAGCACGACGGCATCGAACGCGCTCTCGCAGGCACAGCAGGCGAACTCGACGGCGGGCACGGCGAACTCCACGGCCACGAGCGCCCAGTCCACGGCAACCACCGTGGCCGCGAAGTGCGCTGGCTTCACGAAGATTGGCATCATCTCGAAGGTGTTCACAACGAGCAGCGGTGAGTACGTGGACTTCACCCGCGGGGAGATTGACACCGCCGTAGGCGGGCACACCGGAACCATCGCGGCGTTCGCGTGCAACGGTGACGTTGACTCCGCGCCTCTTCTCTCAATCAAAACGGTGGGCGTCCATCAGGCATCTGGTGGCGTCCGCGTGTACCTCGGCGCTGACATCTCCTCCTCGGTGCGAATCAATCTCCTTGTAGTCCGTCTCGCATCGTAGGTGAGGCCACATGCCGTACACAGCCCAGACGGAGAACTACGGACTTCCCATCTACGAGGACAAACCGGGAAACAAGCCCACGTACCTCGGCGACTGGAACGATGCAATGCAGACAATCGACTCCACCATGAAGTCAATATCCGAAAGCGGCGGCGGAGGCGGCGGCTCGGACCCGCGCGTGGACGAGGCGCTGGAGACCGCCCGTGACGCAAAGTCAACGGCTCAGGCTGCGAGCGCGGCTGCGAGCGACGCGCAGTCAACCGCCGATGACGCCCGCTCGGTGGCGCAGCAGGCAAGGTCCGCCGCGTCTACGGCGCAGTCAACCGCAGACTCGGCGCAGCAGACGGCCACTCAGGCCAACGCTACGGCAACGAACGCGCAGGCCACGGCGCAGCAGGCGAGCACGGCGGCAAGCGAGGCAAAGTTGGCTGCGGAAGGCGCCAAGACCGCCGCAGACTCGGCTA